GACATTACACAGCGGAGGAAAAGAAAGAATGGAAAGGCTTAGAGGCTGATGGCGAAAGCCAAGAGATTTGGCTAAAAGTTATGGAAGAAACTAAAGACAAACGACACCTTCCTGTTCTTGAGTTTGCAGTCGCCATCGAAGCCAAGCTAAAGGAGAAGAACACATGACTGACCTACAAGATAACGTACCAGATGATAGCAATTTGGCACAATGTGAGTATTGCGGCTGGATAGTAGATTGGGATGAGGTTCCGAGGGCTAGGGACTTATCTGATGAGATCGTTACCTGCTGCGAGGAATGTAACGAGGGTGAGTCGTTTGTAAATTATCCGTCTAAGAGGTTTGCACTTGCGGAAAAAGGAGCGTGAATTTTTATCCGAGATTGCTGACATAGGTTGCATATTATGTTACAAACTTGGATACGCAGGTACTCCTGCTGAGATACATCATATAAGGGGGGTAGGGTTAGGATTGGGGGTCAGGAATTCTCATTCTAACGCTATCCCCCTTTGTCCTGAGCATCATAGGGGTAACACTGGGTATCACGGTTTGGGTCGTAAGGCATTTGAGCGACGATATTCCGTGACTGAATCTGAACTGCAAGACTTAGTTATGGAGTTGCTAAATGAAAAAGACGAAATCTGAAAAGAAGATGAGCAAGGTGTACAACGAATTCAAGGCCGGGACACTACATAGTGGCAAGGATGGGAAGGTTGTTACCAACAAGAAACAAGCAGTTGCAATTATGCTATCCGAAGGTGGTAAAGCAAAAAAGGCTAAGAAATGAAAGTTTGTTTTAGATGCAAGGAGGAAAAGTCTTATGATTTTTTCTTCAAGCATCATCAAACTTCAGATGGTTTTCATAGTTGGTGCAAAACGTGTTGCACAGAAGGCAACAATAAATCTAGGGCTAAACAAAATTCTACAATTGAGGGTCGGGCTAAAATCTTTTTAAGAAATGCAAAAAAGGCAGCAATAAAAAGAAATCAAGAATTTTCATTAGAAATAAAAGATATTGTTGCTTGCTGGCAAGATCAGGATGGGGTTTGTGCATACAGCGGCAGGGAAATGACGTTAAATGCAGGACAACTAGAAACTGTCTCTATTGAACGAATTGATAGTTCAGTAGGTTATACAAAAGATAATACAATTCTTGTATGCCAAGCAATAAACAGGATGAAGTCAGATTTTGGCTATGATGATTTTTATGAATTATGCCGAGATGTGGCTGAGTTTTTAGGCGATGAAAATCTTAATTTAGCGGTTGGAGGGTACAAATGAAGAAAAAGGGTGATCTGGGTTTGTACGATGCAATTCACGCCAAACGTAAGCGCATCGAAGAAGGTTCCAAAGAGCGTATGAGGAAGCCGGGAGCCAAAGGCGCACCAACAGCAGCAGCCTTCAAAGCAGCCGCTAAAACAGCCAAGCCGAGGAAAAAATGAAGAACGGTCAAAAGAAATCTGACAAAGAGTTGCTAAAAGAGTATCTAGACGAAGAAAAAGAAAAAAAGAAAAATGGTGTTAATGAAATAGAAATCGAGATCAAGATTCCTATGGGTAAGCAGAAGCGGGGTAAAAATGGCCGCAGCATGGACTAAGAAGGCCGGGAAGAACCCGAAAGGTGGCTTGAATGAAAAGGGCAGAAAGTCCTACGAAGCTGCAAATCCCGGCTCTGATCTTAAGCCTCCTGTTAAATCTGGCGATAACCCTCGTCGTGCTTCATTCCTAGCTCGGATGGGTAATATGCCGGGGGCAGAGCGTAAGCCTAACGGTGAGCCTACTAGACTACTTCTGAGTCTGAAGGCATGGGGAGCTAGTTCTAAGGCTGACGCCAAGGCTAAAGCAGCCGCAATATCCGCAAGAAACAAGAAGAAATGAGCCACCAGAGCCAGCTAGACTTTGTTGCTAGCGTCAAAAAACAATTCCCCCAGTATTTTTTTGAGTCCAAGGTCTTAGAAGTAGGAAGTCTGGACATCAATGGTTCCATCCGTCAATTCTTTGTTGCTTGCGACTATACCGGGGTTGATCTTGGTGAAGGCCGAGGAGTTGATGTGGTGGCTAGGGGTGAGGACTTGGACTACCCTAACGATAGTTTTGACGTTGTTGCTAGCTGCGAGTGCTTTGAGCATAACCCTGAGTGGGTAAAGACCTTCAATAATATGGTCAGGATGGCTTCAGGGCTGGTTTTCTTTAGCTGTGCTACTACGGGTAGGGCTGAACATGGAACGAGGCGTACAAGCCCGGATGATGCGCCATTTTGCGGGGATTACTACCGGAACCTAACGGAGCAGGACTTTAGGGATAGTTGCGATCTATCAAAGTTTGCAACTTATGAGTTTTCTACTAACACCAGTCCGGCAGATTTGTATTTCTGGGGCATATGCAAGCAATCGTAATCTGTACGGTGAACAATCCCGGCGTAACGGTGCTGCTGGAGTCTATTCGCGTTTATGGTAACAAGTTGCCCGTATACCTTTGTTCTAATAATTTGGGACTCTGGGCTAGAGCAAGAGAGATCACAGAAAACCTTATCTACCGACCCAATCCTGCTACCAATTTCGGAGATGCTTATAACGCAGCCGTTGACTACGCCTTTTCTCATGGAAAGTTTGAGTCATTGATTTTAGCTAACGATGATGTGGTTCTTAATCCAGATACGCTATCGTTAATGCGGGAAGATATGGCGGTTTTGAAGGAAAGAGGCTTCAAAGTCGGGTTTTTAGGGGCTAGAAGCGACTATGTATTGCCGGATCAGAATATAAGATTCCCGTCAGAAAAGGATTCAAGAGACGGGGTTAGATGGGCGAGTGAGCAGCAGATTAAGGTAACTCCGGTAATTGCGCCGATCTGGGCGAGTATTAGCCGGGAAGCATGGGAAGTAGCTAAGTTCCCGTCAACTAATTGGTATTCAGATAATATAATATGCCATGACTTGAACGTGGCGGGTTATCAGCATTTCGTCAGCAGGGCTTATGTGCATCATGCAGGAAGCCAGACGGTAGGTGTTGATTTCAAGAAATGTCACGAAGAACCGAGGGCGTGGATATTGAAACATCGTCCCGATATGTACGAAGCGATATACGCATGACATCCAGAGGATAATGCAAAAATGGAAACAGAACACAGTAAAGAGGAAGAAGTTACAGCGTATCCGGGGCTAACCAATGCAGGTAAGGGTAGGCCAGCAGGAAGCCTTAACAAGTCCACTACGGTAGTGCGTAATGCTATTGCTACGCTACTAGAGAAGAACGTGCCTTACATGGACAGATGGCTCCAGAGGGTAGCTGAGGGCGATGAGGTGCTAGGCTTAAAGCCTGATCCAGCCAAGGCACTAGACCTAATGCAGAAGCTATCTGAGTACCATATACCCAAGCTGGCTAGGACAGAGGTAACGGGTAAGGATGGGGAAGCCCAAGAGCATATTGTGAGATGGGGAGGACGGAAATGAGCTATAAGCCAGTAAATTGCCCACAATGCAGCGCGTTCCTAGTGAACAACAAGTGCTTGAACTGCGGATACGTTAAGTGGAAATCGTAATTCCTTACGAGCCAAGGGAGCAGCAGGAGGAAATCCACCATGCCATTGAGCAGCATCGTTTTACTGTGGTGGTTGCCCATCGTCGTATGGGAAAGACTGTTAGCGCAATCAATCACCTCATCAAAGCCGCGATAGAGTGCGACAAGCCGAATCCAAGGTTCGCGTACCTATGTCCCACTTTTTCCCAAGCCAAGAGAGTCGCTTGGGATTACCTACTAGAGTACACAAGGCCACTCAATGCCACTTCAAACATTAGTGAGTTACGGGTTGATTTTTGGGGGCGTAGGGTTAGTCTTTACGGGTCTGACAATCCTGATAGCCTTCGCGGTCAGTACTTTGATGGCGTGGTTATCGACGAGGTGGGCGATCAGAATCCACGTATTTGGAACGAAATCCTCAGACCTGCTCTTTCCGATCGCCTCGGGTGGGCTGCTTTCATTGGCACTCCTAAAGGCCGTAACCATTTCTCTGAACTAGCCGATAGAGCCAAGTCCGAGGAGGGCTGGAAGTACCTAGAGTTCAAGGCTAGTGAGACAAAGATACTCCCTGACTCCGAACTCAAAGCCGCTTATCGTGAGATGGGTGAAGACAAGTATCGGCAAGAATTTGAGTGCGACTTCAATTCTTCCGTGGAGGGGAGCTACTTTGGGAAACTTATTAACGACCTTGAGAGGGATCATCATATTACTGAT